CGAGGCTGTACTTGAGCACCCCGGCGGCACCGACTTCACCCGTGTGGCGGTTCTTCAGAACAACCAGGTTTCGAAGACCGGACGTTGGTTCGTCCGGGTCGACCTGGATGCCTATGCAGGTGTCAGCTAACTGGGCTATCGCATGTGACCCTCTCAGCTGACTTAGACTGACCTGAGCCCCACCCTCATGACCTTTGTCGCCTTGAGGCCGTCTTAGGTGTGACACCAGGATCAGGCAGATGTTCAAAGCTTGAACCTCGACCCTCAGCCTCGTCATGATCTCATCGACCAGGCGACGCTCATCATTCACTCCGCCAGTTAGGCCGGAGATCAGGATCGAGACGTGATCTAGGCAGATCACCTGGCACCCGAGCGCCTTATTCATGTAGCGAATTCGGTTGATGATGATGTCCAGATCTGTCGAACCGAAGTGATCGAACAGGTAGAATTCACCCGCCTTCCTCATGTCATCGAAGGCCGACACAATGTCGTCTTCGGTGGCTGCATCCTGGTTGACGATGATGTTCTTATTCATATGAAGGCCGACGAGGCCCTGAGCTGTACGCTTGGTACTTTCCTCGAGCATCATCATTCCGATTGGGAAACCGGACTGTTGAATGTGGTACATCAGCTCTCGAACAAAGGTGGATTTACCGACCCCCGAGCCAGCGGCAATGGTGACCAGCGATCCAAGCCGAAGCCCCTTCGTTATGTCGTTGAGCTTGCTATATGGATAACTAATGGGAGAGACAGCGTCCCCCACACCAATGACCTCTCGGAGATCGGCTGCTGCCACGATACCATCAGGTCGGTAGTCCCGAGCCTGGTGGATCGCTTGTATGACAGTGTGTGCATCCCCAGCAAGGAGCGCATCATTGGCGTCCTTGTGCTCTCCGAGATTTGCAATCTTACAAAGGCCAATCGGAAGTGCCTCAGCACATTCGATGGCCGCTTCTCTACCTGGCTCGTCATTGTCGAACATGAGCACGACAGAGTCGAAACCAGTGACATAATCATAATTAGATAAGAGCGCACGTTTCGCAGACTGTGCGCCATTTGGTAGACTGACGGTCGGCCACTTATGGTTCTGCATCTGGCTGACCGACATTGCATCAATCTCACCTTCACAGATCACCAGGATCTTACCGTTAGACCATAGGTGTGATCCAAACAGTGTAAGGTTCTTACTGTCCCCTACTATCGAGAACTTCTTGTCTTTAGTTCGAACCTTCTGAGCTACTGGCCTACCCTTCTTGTCTCTATAGGTAGCCAGCTGGACCGTCTGCCCACCAAACGAACCGACGGTGTATCCGAACTTACGACAGGTCTCTTCTGTGAGCTTTCGCGCTCTTAAAGCCTGGAATGTTCCATCGATGAGGTTGGTGTTTACTGGACGCTCTGGAGTGAACGTGGGCTTCTCGCCGTCACCACCAGTCCAGGTTCCGCAGCCAAAGCAATAAACGTGCCCATCGTCATATAACGCCCCGTTATCTCGAGACCCGCAGTCGTCACATGGGACGTGCTGGACGAACTGACTTTCAGTTGTTTCCTGCATGTAGTGCTCTCCCTAAATGAAAAAGGGGCCGACCTAAGTCGACCCCTTGCTCTCTCCTTGTTTGGCTTCTTCGAGCCAATCATCAGGTATCAGCTTTGCAGCGTACCTGAACCCGTGCTTCTCGCAGTACATCGCATATGTTGTGGGAGATCCCTTGTATAAGCGAGCATTCTGGTTCGAGAAGACAAAACGGATATCGAGCTCAGGACACTGCTGTTTGACCAGGATGTGCTTGGCACGGTCCTGGACAGTCCAGATGCCCTTGGTCTCGACAAAGAAAAAGCCCCCTGGCTTAGGGAGCTTGAAGTCAGGCGTGTACTTAGCCTGACGTGATGGGATGACGTAGTGGATCTTGTCCGTCTCATAGAGCAACTCGATCCCTGCATTTACGATTTGGTCACTGATCTTTTTCTCTAAGCCAGACCTATAACCAAGACGAAACGCAGCCTTAGAAGTCCTCAAAGTTGTCTTCTAATTTACCCCCACCAAAGTCGTTACCCGATGAACCAACTTCGAACCCATCGACACTATCGAAGTCACCAGCACCATCGCCAAGACCACTGGATACAGGGTTGATTACCTGGATCGCAGCCAAGCGCAGGCTGATGCCTTTCTTCGCGCCGTTGACATAAGGGTCAACCTGTCCACTGGCTCGAAGTTCAGAACCAGAGAACATGTTAGGGACCTGATCCAATGGGATCGGGTTACCCTTCGCGTCATAGTACTTTGGTTGATACTTAGACTGGATCTTAAATGCATATTCACCAGTCTCTTCGTCGATCTTAAAAGGTACGTGGACTTTGTCCTTTGCACCAAAGTTCTCGGACTTCGCTTGATCCAAAAGATCAGTCATGTGCTTCGCATCAGATGGGCTAAGACGTAATTCGACCTTATATTTACCTTCTGGATCGAAGGCAGTATCAGGTCGCCCCGGCTGTAACCACGGGTATTGTGCTGTTCCAGATGGGGTAACGAACTTAATCTTATTCATGTCGAATAGTCTCCTTATTAGTTTCCGACGTGAAACTCGAGCAGAGCTTCTAAGGAGGGCGGTTAGTTCAACTAAAGCAATACTCACTTTCGAGGACTGATCTGACGTCAAGGTTGCCTTTCTCAGGTACTGGTTTGAGCTCCATAGCTGGATCTTCCAGTCTGTTTCGACAGTCACGCTCGAAGGCTGCAAGGACACAGTGATCCTCGTACATGTTCACCAGGGCGTGACGTATACAGTGATAGAAAGTCCAGGTGTCAGCTGCTGAGGTACCGAAGGCATCATGGATACAGAAGAAGTCTGTAATGCCATTCTCGAGGCCTAGGACGATGGATAGCTGCATGTGAGCACTGTCCCAGCTATGGACGACGTTAGGTGCAATCCCAGCCCTAGATTTCCTAGTGTCAGTCCTCTGACCCACTCCATGGAGACTGAACCTTGTTTCCTTCGGCATCTTAGCCTCACGGTCATACAGAAAGATCCTCACCCGTTTTACGTCAGGCTTGGTGTACCTCTGGATAGCCGGGAAATAGCTAGGTGTCCTCCACCGGACAGACTTACCTTCCCTAGCTAATGCATCAGCATAAGACTGTAGGAATTCCATGCCCTGAGCCACCGAGGATATAACCTTCTGCACTGCCTGGTAGGTAAACTTAGCTAGGAACCTAGAGTAGTGCTCTTGCTGCCTAGGGTCACCAAATGGGTGTTCTGAGATCTTACCGTAGTTCACGTCCCTCTGTAGGGGTTGCATGAGGTCTTCGATGATCTGGTCACCAAACCCCCGCTCGACGCTCGAGTACCCGTAAGTCATGACGTTACGCTTCACGGTGGACCTTGTGATACCGAAGTCGAGCCAGAGTTGAGCGTCATCGGTTCCATCTTCGGTAAGGTCTTTGATGACCTGGTCTGCAACGTTCTGATAGACGTCCTGGCATTCCTCAGACGGCATGAGGTTAACCATGTGCCCGTCCTTCTCAGACCTAAGAGCCATGGCATAGTGCTGGACGCCACTGTTAGTACCATCGAGGCTAATGGGCAGGTGGTACTGCTTGCTCTCATCGAAGTATGCGAATATCGCTGCTAAGAACTGAAAGGGCTTGTCCGCCTTAGTCCAAAGATCAGTAGTTTCCTTAGGGTTATTGTAGATCTCGAGCAACCAGTCTTCGTTATCACTGACCCACTGGATGCGATCCTCGAGGCTTGCTTTGGAGATCTTATCGAAGTCCCCGACATTAGCTAAATGGATAGACAACCATCCAAGATCTTCTTCAGCAATCTCTTTACCATTAGCAAACTCGAAGAGAGCTTTTATGTGATCATCACGGTGGTAAGAGAAGCTTGAGGTCGGGTACATCCGGCCACGGAAGTCATAAGACCAACCAATGTAGAACTGGTCTACTTCAGCCATCTTCTTAGCAGTTCGAAGGTCGTCATTCATGACAACCAGGTTAGCCACGCTCTCCCGCCTCTTTATGTGCCAGTCCTTCTGATCCCGCTTCAGCTGACGCTGGGTCTTCTCTGGTAGATCTTCGAAGTCCTCTGGCAACTTAGGAAATGCAGGTGGCTCGAGCTCAGGAAACTTACCGAACCTAAGTTTCTCTTGAGCGCAGTAGTCTAAGACCTCAAGAACCCGTTTGTTAATGCGTAAGGGGGTAGCCTGGAGCGCATTTAGAGCTCTGACGTATAAAGGCTCACCGTGCTTCTCGAAGTCTCTTTCAATAGCCTTCTTCTGCTCTGCAGTGGACTTACGGACCAGGGGTACTAAAGCTGACAGTGTAGGGTCCTGATAGACACCCGTCTCAAACCCAGTCCATGGCTTAGGTGGGACTACTAAAGGTCCGAACATAGGCTCGGTCCAGGACGCATCGAAAAGACGATGCTTTAGGAGTTCCTCAGCCTCTTTAGTTAGACCTAAGGTCCTATGGGTTTTTAGGTTCTCTTCGACGATTACCACCTCAAATAAATCAGAGACCTCTAGGATAGCTGACAGTATAGGAGAGGCTGCTTTGACCTTGTCTTTACGTCCCCATTTAGAGAACGCAAAGCCAGCTTTAGATGCAATGATACGAGCTGCCTTCATCCTATAGCGTTCACTAGAGTGATCCTTGGTCACCTGGTTCACCAGTCTCTTGAAGAGACTAGTGTCATACTCCTCGAGCTCATCAGCCCAGACCTCAAGCTCCACCCTGGAACCAATCATGGAAAGACACCCAGCCAACGAGTTATGCTTCAGTACATTCTCGTAGCAAGAGTTAAGACCTATGTAAGCCAAGGTATCTGTGTCTAGACCAATGAGCATGTCGTACCACTCAGACTTACGGCCTCGACCACAGTCAAACCTTTGTTCGTCTTCTTTAAGGTATTTAGCGATGGTGGACGAAACTCTTGGAAGAGCTTCAGTTATGAGCTGATGTGGAACTTGGCGTTGAGCTGGAGACAGTTTCTCTTGTCGTCTCTCGTACCTCTGATGACCTCTCATGATCATGTCATTCTCGAGTGTCGTTTGTAGGTCCTGTGCCTTCTCCATATGTATCTCCCACGTATGTTCTAAGGGGGGCGGTTAGTACCTACCCTCAAAATCGAAAGAAAAAGGGGTCTCTAGGACCCCATTAGTTTAGCTATTTCCACCCGTGTTTCTGGTGTCTGGTGGACGTACTTGGCCGTCGTTTGGAGACTTCGATGTCCAAGCTGTTGAGCTACAGTTATGGTAGGTAGCTTAAGCTGGTTTGCCATCTTGGTCGCTGCAGTGTGGCGGAGAACGTGGAAGACGAATTCCTTGTCATTCTTAGCAATCCGATAACGAGCCTCGTCCCAAGCATTATAGAAGCGGCGGTGGCTGTAGTGGATGCCTGGTTCGAAGTCGAGTGCTTTCATGGCTTCGAAGGTTCTGCCAGCACATACCACGTCACGGTCATCTCCGTTCTTGGTATTAGTTAAATGTACAATGCACATGTCACCTTGGATCTCCACCATGTCTGGAGTGATCGACAGTATCTCTCCATGCCTCATGCCAGTGTTAACGGCGATGGTGCACATGTGCCTCATCCACCAGTAAGTTCCACCCTTGTAGTTTCTAAGGAATTCATCGAGCTTCGAGAGCTCATCCTCGGACAGGTAGCGTACACGGGTAGCACGGACCTTGGCGAACTTAATCTTCGGTAGTCTGTCGATTTCTTCGAGGTCCAGCGCATGTTTAAGGATGGCGCTGATGGCTGCCTTGTAGTGGTTCACTGTGTTTTCGGAGAGGCCTTGGTCTCTGAGGTGGATACTGAAGGCCTGGATGTCTCTAGCAGTGACATCAGTAATGTCCTTGAAACCAACCCCATCGAATGCAGCAAACCGATGCATCTTAGCGGTACTCTCGGCCAGGTGCTTGCCGCTCCAAATGTTGCAACCCTCAGTATTAACAAAGTCTATAAAGTTCATGATTGTTCTCCCAGATCCAATCAGTAGCCAAGCCCGTGGGCCAGCAGCATTAAGAAGTACATCGAAGCGAAGATGCCGAGGGCGCCAAAGGCGTCCCCGACCCAGTTCAAGATGCGTTTGTTGCGCTTAGTATTCTTAATCATGATGTCTCAGACCTCATTCATCTTCATGGCGCGGCGTAGGACACGATCACGCTCATTCTGTTTGAGGTTTGAGATGACATTCAGTACTTTGATTGCGTACTGACGCTCATGCTCTACGAGGAATGTGTATTGCTTTGGTTTAGATAAACCGAGCTTCTTTACGGTCTCGGGATCTAGGTCTGCTAAGTTTAAAGTCATCGTTCAGTCTCCCTTAGTTAGGGACTGACGTACTGTCCGATGACGCTAGTGGTGGTGCCCAGGGGCGGATTCGAACCACCGACACGCGGATTTTCAGTCCGCTGCTCTACCAACGTCGGGACTTACGTCGTCCATGTTCTAAAAATAATCAAAGGAACAAACAAATGCAACCCTCTTGTATATGGGGGTCGGTTAGTCCTCTAAGAGCAAAAAACACCGATCCACACTGACGTGAACCGATGTTTCTAATGGGGCTGTTAAGACCTAATTTTATAGATAATTACAGCCAGCATCCCGATGGTGATCGCTTCCGGGATCGACAACGGAAACCCAGCTATGACAGACAAAAGATCACCTTCCTTTCTGATGTTTACTTTAAGTAACGAGACACCCTGAACCCAGGGCAGGCCTTCTTGTCATAATCGTTATGACCAGAAGTCTTCTTGATGGTTCCGTAGTTCTCCTTCAGTTGGCTCACCAGGTCCTGGAGTGATGCCATCTGTTGCGGTGTGAAGTGCTTGAGGAAACTATCGTCTTCTGATGATCCATAGCCACCAAACAGGGCTATACCGACGGTGTTCTTATTGTGGCCTCTGCAGTGAGCACCATCGCGTTCCATTGGTCGACCTGGTGTGATCGAACCGTCCCGATCGATCGTGTAGTGGTAACCGATGTCTGACCATTTGCGCTCTTCGACGTGCCACCGACGAACTTCCTCAGTCTTTGCTTTGGCAGGTAGTCCTTCCCACCAGTCGGGACGGGTGTCGGTACAATGGATGATGATCTCGTCTACTGGACGCATCGATAGTCTCCTTGGGGTTGAGGGGGTTATTTCTTAGATCCGAAGAACCTGGTTGCACTTCGAACACCAAAGCTAGCGGCAACGATTACGCCGAGCGTGTACTGGTACCAGGCAGGCATAGCCTCGAGGGCTAGGAACCCTTGCTCAGTGACCTGGCGCCCCCAGTCACCACAGAAGCTTAGGATCAATGGGATTGAGAATAGTATGGTCAGCCATTCGTCTTTCCAGGAGTTCTGAGAACCTTGAGCCATCAATCGTTCCCAGTCGGCTTCACTAGTGGCAGCAGACTTCATGATGGTGGCTTTGGCTTCTGCTTCGACGAGCGCTAGGTTGGCTTTAGCCGCCTGGGCTTCTGCTTTTCCCTTAATCCAACCACCAGCTAGTTCTGTGATTGGACCTATTAGTGATGACAGGATCATTACTTCTTAGCTCCTGTAGATGCTGAGAAACCAAAGTAAGCACCGACGACTGCTGACAGTGATCCATAGATCATCATCAGTACGGCACTGGCTTCGTTCATACGAGCGGGGTCGTAGATGACCGCAGCAGTGGTGACGATCATCATGGTCAGAGCCGTCCACGTCATTCGACGCTTGTTGGTCTGATAGGTTTCTTTGTCGGGGATTAGTTCGTTCATGGGAGAGCTCCTGATAATGACAGATGCTCTCCTGGGGTAGGCTAGGTTGCCTTGCGTTCGCTTGGTACTGGCGGATGGACACCATTATGGAGCGCTCGCATCTTTGCGGTCTCGGATTTAAGGGTGGCTATATCGGAAACCATGGTGGCGGTCTCTCTCGCTCTAGCCTCCAAAAGTGAGGGTGCATTGAGTTCCGCGATAATGTTTGTCCGTTGTTTTAAAACAGCCTGCTCGGCATCGAATTTATCGAGAATCTTATCCATGACCCGAATTCGTGCCTCGATGTCAGTGAGTGTCTCTTGGATAACACGGATCTGCATTCGACCTGCTGCGGCTGCGCCTGCTACACTGACTAGACAACCCCCAAGGGTTATCAAAGTCGATAAGTCTATACTTCCATCCATGTCATAATTAAGCCTCAGCTATTGTTAACAC